GAACTCACACGTCTCCGTAAGGAGTACAATTTCTATAAGGACACTGAAATATTAGATGAAATCACGGGTTGTCTAAGATCAAAAACTTTAAAATTGATCATAGACTATCACGAACGCATGCTTGGTAACCCAAGTGATAACAATACTTACAATAATTATAAACATGCTTAACTACATTGATCCCAGTGGACACTCCATTATCGGTAACGGATACGTGATTAAACACCACATCACCGTTATCGACATGGACGAGCAAGCGTCTAAGTTCTCCTTCTGGCTCGATATATTCAAAAACATAACTGATGACATGTACATTAATCCCTTACCTAGGAAGCACATTAAGAAGTTTTACACAAATCTCAAAACTTTGAAGGGAGATTTCGTTGTTCAGATGAACGAAAAAGAAAGTCTTCAAAGAGTTGGGGATAAAGTTCACTATATTTATTAATAAGATGAACTACTTGGTATAAAGTTTTGAGGCGAAGATCTCATAGAACAAAATGCAAGTCAAGGAACAAATTGTGGCGTTGGAGCGGGCGAAGGAGTTTCATCATGAAAAGTACCTCAATAATATCCAGATCATTGATGACAAAATTGATAGAATTGAAAAACAATTAGAAAAAACAAAGTCCCAAGTAAAGCGTGATCTCCTCAAGCGTACATTAGACTGGTACGAGGAGGAAATCAACAAAATGGATGAAGCCGTTGATGTTGTCACAACCAATATTGATTCTGAAATACAGAGACTTCAAGAGATCATCAAATCTGCTGAATTGAGGCGGGAAAAGGAGAAGAAGTCTTTTGAATACAACATTGAAAATATTAGAAAATGTTGTAAGAACCGGAGTACAGCGACACTATTTGATGCCTTCGAATCTGTGGCAAATGCTCTTGAAATTATTAGAGCCGAAACTGGTCAAAAAAGTGGACAGAAATCCTAAAATTGTGATAGACAATCATACACAATGCGTCGGCAATATCATGTTTCCTCTCATAGGGTATCTCTTCGTGGATGTAGTTCCCCATAATGGATACAGTCCTCTCCTTACGCTCCTCGTAGTTTAAGTGTCTCATACCAAAATGTGTATGCATGCTCACAGGTGAAACCAACACAACTTTATCTTTGAACATGTAATGTAGAAGTACCTCAATATTTGTGAATCCTCCAGGTGGTTGTCTCTCTATAAGTATGGTATCCGCAGATTCAAATATAGACTTGTGATCATCTACAAATAAAGGAACAAGGTCAACGACATCATTTGAATATATGTATTTGTAGTCCTCCAGGCTTACCTTTTTAAAGAACTCTACATTCACTTTGGGTCCCTTACCACACTCAGCAAGGACGAGACCCATATTGTGGTACCCAATATCTATGGCCAAGATCTTCATCTCTTTATCTGAATAATAATCCTTAACTACTATAAATGAAGATTAAGAACAAGGCCAAGAACCAGATCTTAATGTCGGCGGTCGTTGTGCTTGCCCTCGTTTTGAGTTATATGTGGTTCAACCCCAAGGTGGTTGAAGTTCCAGTAGAGGTTCCAGTGATGCCTGTGCCACCACGACCAATACAGCGACGTGAGAGACGACGTGAACCAGAGTTCAGAGAAGCCCCAATTAAGCAGTACAAGCCTGGACACATGCAACAAATGGGTATACTCGTGGGCGATGGTGAGACCCTCCCCCTCTACGGAAAGGAAGTTAGAGGACGCCGCGACCGCTACCACTACTATACGACAACTGGTGGTGAAAACCTCTATCCACTCCCAGTCTCCCACAATGCGCGTGACTGTATGGAAGACATTGGGTGTCAAGAACTCTATGGGAATGAAGCAGTCTCAGTAACTGGTAAGACTGGTTCATACTCGGTAAACATGTACAGAACGGATGATTTTTTCTAATTATTCAGACTTACGAGTAAATCGATCGTATGTATCTTTGGTTATCATCACACTCGAACAACAACTTGACGCACAACACACAGCAAGTATCATCATAATTGGTGGCGACTTGAAGGGGAAACCAATCATACGCTGAACAATCATAGCTGAACACATACACGAACAGATCAGAGATATCAGAGTACTCACATCAAGATCTTTATCCTTTTGAAACGCAACAACTGGTGCTGTAACTAAACCCATACCAGGTACAGATACACCAAGTGCATCCAAACCTAGAGCTCCAAGAATTATAGGTAATACCATTTATTATACACTAACAAAAATTATTACGCAAAGATGTGATAACATCAAACTCCCTTCCCTGAAGTCCCGGATTTCTTGAGAGTCTCGCCTTGAGTCTCAAGAGTTCCATCACCGTTGCATCGTCAAGATTTTTGAAAAAGTCCCTCTTTGCCTCCATATCATCAAGTTGGTGTACCTCCTTCTGTGCTTGTACATAAGGCCATGTGTGTCTTCTGAGTGTGGCCACCTCTTCTTCGAGTTGCCTGATCCTTGGCATAAGAACTTGAGTTATCAGTACCTTTGTTTCCATAATATTTAAATGTCTCTCATCTTTAAGATATGCTCAGATATGCTGCTTTGAATAGCGAATTGCCAAAAGTTATTAGAGATGTCCATCGTAGTGGTGCTAAGGTCATTTTAGACTACGCCAGGGAGAATTGTAAACCAAAAGACGCACAATATGTGCATGATGTTAATATGGCTATGATTTCAGGTGTTCCGGGAAGTATGTTTGCTCTAAAAATGTCTTCATTTGGAACACCTAATCTGGCTGTGACTCATATGAAAAAGATAATACAACACGCAATAAATAATAGTTGTCAGGTGTGTATTGATGCTGAACACATTCTTTACCCAAAGGAATCTTATGATATGATGCGCGAGTTCAATCATTGTGAAGCGCATGTATTTAAGACGTATCAAATGTATCGTCGTGGCGCTCTCAAAGAACTTGAAATAGATCTCCATGCTGCTGAGAGACATGGTATTAAATTGGGTGTTAAATTGGTGAGAGGTGCTTATCTTGGTAAACAGGTTGGTCTTTTACCAAATAAGAATGAAGTTGATAAATCATTTCGTCAAGGATTAACAATGTCACTTGGTGCGGGTGAGAATGTGTATACACTTCTGGCAACACATAATTCAGATGATATCAAGTTTGCGCGTTGTACTCCACATAGAAGATACAAAGTCGCACAACTTTTGGGTATGGGTGAGGACTTTCCAGATTACCGTTATGTACCTTTTGGAACCCTAAGTGAACTTACACCATATTTACTTAGAAGATTTGTGGAGAGACTTAAATGGTCTTAAAAATATCTTCCGAAAGATATTTAATGGTGAAGACCCTCAAGCGGTTTGGGTACTGGTCACCCGAACCCAAGCCACTACGCCGAAGTGTGCGCATTATCGCAGCACACAATGGCGACTATCAACGCAAGAAGTCCGAAATCACTCGTATCGCTCTCCAACAATTGTACGATGCACCCTCGTTGAGGGAAGCCCCCGAGGTTACAGTGAGACAGATGCGTCTCAAGATGATCTTGGGTGAAGCCCTCGACTTGGCACATTCCATATGTGAACACCAAGATGCCCAGGAATGTCGTTGGGCTTGGGAAATGGTTGATGAAATTGATGATGCGGCGACGCGAGCTGGTGTCAGATATCAATAATTTCCTCACCTATAGTAATGGAGTACGATAAACTCAAAGAAAAAGTCAAGATGTTAGGCTTACGTGTCACCAAGGATGTCAAGGGGAAGCGTGTCAAACTCACAAAGAAGGAACTCATGGCAAAGTTGCCGAAGAAGGTCAAGGCACAGCCAACCCTTGAGAATCAAGCCAAGAGTGCCAAGAAGTTCATCAAGGTTTGTAAAATGGTTCTCAGGGAGGCTGAGCCAACGCGGGTTGTACAACAGCCAGTGCGTGTATCACCAAGACGTATGGCTGTGCCTCCACCTCCACCTCCACCACCAGGGGTTCCACAAAATCCACGTGCCGCCCTTTTGGCTGACCTCAAGGCTAACCTGATAAAGAGAGGTCTCGCAAAGAATTAACACCTAAGTCACGTGATGTAATTACATTTTCAAGTTCAAAAATGCCCCTCACCCCCGAAAAGAAGCAGTTCCTCAAGAAGATCAGTGGTGGTCTTCGCGTTCTCATGAGTTGTTCATACAAAGCTGATGAGATTGCGACCGATCCCGAATGCCCCGTTGAAGAGTTCATCAGGGACAATCTCATAACCCATGGCCAGTTTTCGGAAGCAAAGTTTGATACAGTGGTGGATACCGCACGCGATGAAGATCTCGTCAAACTTCTCAAGTATTTTGACGACATGGACATGTATATGAAGCGTGTGTATTACGAGGCAAGTTTGCCCACGGATGATGAATATGCGTCTCTCATTGATAATGGAACGTTAGTGACTTTTGACGATTTTAATTCCAAATCTTTTTAACATAAATCTATTGACATCCACAAAGTTTGGTTGACTCCAGAGGTACCATCGTGACCAGAAACCAGCCCCACCAATACCACTCAATTTCCAATCCTCCTTATCA